AAAGAAGAGTTTGACAGATTAATGGAAACAAGTCCTACAATAAGTGATAGTGTAATCGACCTATTTAAGACAACATTCAGTAATATAAAGGATCCAAGTTCAGAGAAAGCAAGAGTCTTTGGTGAGTTAAAGAAGCCAGAAATATGTGATGCATTAGAAAGCACAAGGTATAGCGTATATAAGTTGAAGAACGAGCCAACAAAAGGACCATCTTCCAACATGTTAGAGTTAATAAAACGAAAAAGAGAAGAAACGAGAAAAGCTGAAATTGTTGAAAACTTTATCAAAAACTTTAGGCATGAATATTCACGAGAGCCAACAAATGATGAAATATACGAAAACCTGAAAGAGCAAGTAGCACAGGAAATAGTCAACAAGGTAGTTTCGAAGCTAAATCCAAGTCAAACAGCTAATGTAAAAAATTCAAAAACTGCGTCAATGTTCAGGAATGCCCTTGGAGCAATCAACTTAACAAAAGCTATGGGACGAGATATTGAAACTTCACCAAACTTCCCTTGATTAATATCATTACCTACAAAAAAGAATGACGTTAATTATTCAAACATACCTCCTACCTTAGGCGGCAAAAAGGCGTAGAACAAAGCTAATGCTATTGCCCACCCCAGATATGGTAAATAAATTGCTGTTGAAATGCTAAAAAAGTTAAAAATAGCAGTTAGCATAGGTATAAGTATAATTACACCTAGTGCCGTATAACCAATTCTTGATAAAGCACTCATATTTATTGCTATATTAAGATAAGAAAATCGGTTTTCTTTTGCTTTTCAGGAACTCATGTATAGTGCTTATATCTTCAAAAAGCTCTAGTTTATGACGACTAATTATATATAAACTATTTATATTCACATCGGCAGTTAATACCCTTAATGGCTCTGAAAAGCCAGTATCTAATAAGCAAGGCGTTATACTAACTTCATTTGGAATAATAACCCTAAAAATATATGCTTTATCTCTAAACTTATAGTTATGAATCTGGCTTCCCGACTTTGTCGGCATACTACTAAAGAAGCTATTAATCTCAGCAAGTTTGTATTCAGTAAGAAAAACTATATCTTGTAATTTAAAACTATAATTATAGTCAATTTCAAATCTCTTTAGATCTGATTTTTTACAACAAAGGAAAGCAGTTCGTGCTCCTGGAACTATTGTTTCATTCTTAAAAAGTCTACAAGCACCTGTAGCTGACTGAACAAAATTTCTAATATTATCTGATAACTCAAAACCCATTACTTCATCCTGAACTAACTCTGTAGTTGTAAGCCACATAAAAGAGTTTTTTAAGTTTTCATCAAAAGGAATGTTACAATCAAGAACCTCGCACAGTATATATTGTGACTGCTCTTGTCCTACTAGGCCTATTTTACTATAAAACCTAATTCCAGCTTTAGTGCTGACATAATATAAAAGGTTTTTAATACACTTATCTTGTTGTAACTGACCACCAATATCAGAACTAAATGGAAATTCTAATGAATCAGAACAATTTTTATAAACAAGAAAGGATAAAAATGGCGAATCACTCTGTGGATTACATACTCGGAAGAATACAACATTCAAGGGATTATTGTTTAATAGGCTGAAATCTTGTGAAAATGAAGGTATAAAACCTAGACGAAAATTATACGTCGCGTTGTTTATTTTGAACTCTTCAAAAGGACTATATTCTTCAGGTGACGCTTTCAATTGTATTCCAGACTTATTTTCATTACTCATTATTTAGTAGGCTTACGTTTTATACTTTCTTTTTCTTTAACTCCTCTAGATTCATAGATAAATGAGGTCATAGCCTCAATCTGTTCAGAATCTTCAATAAATTTAGATAAAGATTGACGAATATGGTCTTTATTAATAGCAGTTTTAGTCTTAGTCACACAATATTCTAATTTTCCTTCCTTTGTATTCCAACCATCAATGCCTGAGTTTTTCAACACATCAATAAGATTATCTGATAGTTGTTTCTTTTTTTGTCGTCTTAATTTTAGCTCAGCTTGTAATACTTTCATTTCATTATCGATACCTATCCACTCTTTAATACTATCCTTCAAATGTTCTGTTCTATCCATGATATACATTAACCAATGTTTGTTTTAAGCTATTCATCACGGAAAAGAGTCTCTTTGGCAATAGTCTTAATAATATCATTTTCAATTTTAGAACGCTCAACCTCACTTGTTGTTAAAAGGACATTTCTTACCATTTCAGCATAAACTTGTTTGCCAGTTTCAGTATATGTCCAATTAGGATGTTCAAGTTCCCAAGTCTGAATTTCAGAAATTTGCTTTGCAGATAAAATTCCTATGGCATTTCGAAGTCTTACTTCTCTTTTATCAACATCCCATGTGTCATTGTCTCTCACATACATTTCAGTCGTTTTTAAATCAGAGCAATGAATTGGTCTTTTGTTAAATTCTAATTCTTTTAGCCCGCGTAAAAGAACCCGACCTAAACTAAATGCTAAACCACGTTCTCTTGTTTCATCAAGATCTTCTAAGTTTACCTGAAGATTCTCAATAAAAGACCTAAGGTTAATTGCCTGACTACATTTTTCATTTAAGAAAATTTGCATATTAAGTTGACTATCTCTAATAGAAGTAATATAATGGGGTTGATAGTCAGCATTAAATGTTTGATTTACAACAGTATTATTAGAAAGACCTAGGTTTCTTATCTCATCCCGTATCTTTTGGTTCTCTACTAACAAGTTCTTGATTAATTGTTCACTATCATTTTCTTGTTTATAATCTTTACAACAAATCATATGTCGCCTAAGGCTTCTTTCATAACTGTATTCTTTACCACAATAACATGAATACTTTGGCTTAGCATCAATAAACTTACTGGATTCTTCATCATTTAATTTAAGATGTTTATTCGTTGAAAGATGTTTCTTCCAGTCTCCTCTGTGGATACAACGATAGTTACAACTTTTACAAAAGAATCCATTTGGTTTTGACATTAATTAATAAATAGAAATTAATATTCCTATACTCTTATCAATAATGGTGTATTAATTTATTATTACCACTGATTTTTATACGGTATGCTGCGGGGAGTTAAATTCGCACCAAATTCCCCACAGCATAAATTTTTAACAGTTATATATTTATTACACCATTAATGCTTTTATTTATTTTAAAATACAAAAATAGTATGGTTTGGGGAATTTGGTGCAAGAACTGGGAATCGCTCAAAATGGGTTTTGGCGAAAATCGTTTTTTTTGACTCATGAGACCATAACGCTCTCAAAAAACGCAAAATGATAACCAATTTTATTACCACAAATGCTAACAAACTCAGAATGAAAAATATTATTTTTTCGAAGGAAAATTATTTTTATGCTCTCAGTGTCTTTTTTAAGGTTCTTATTTTATAACCATTTACAGTAACAAATATATAATGAAATTTTTGATGTATCAAACCATAATTTTTAGTTCTATTTTACAATTTATGCTCTCATTTTTGATGGTATTCATTTTATATTTTGTTAGCTTAAATGGTAACATTCTCAGAATGAAAAATATTATTTTTTCGATTTTTCGTGAGACCATAACGCTCTCAAAAAACGCAAAATGATACTGATTTTTTAAAGCGTAAATGGTAACAATCTCAGAATGAAAAATATTATGTAAATATCGCCCTTTTCCAAAACCCATTCAGAATTCTCTTTTTTGATCATAAAAACTCCAAAATTTCCAAATGGGTTTTGAAAATAAGTGAAAATTTTTTTTTTTGAAATGGCTTGCAAACATATATTATTTTAGTATGTGTTTGCATTTTAACATCAGTTATGGTTTGTGATGACGCTTACAATATTCTAAACTATCATCTTTTATAGTAGCGCCGCAAATATTGCCCTTTGATTTGCCTGTTTTAAGTATAGCATTACATTTTCGGGACTGGTCAGATATTTTGCTTTTTGAAAGTTGGTTTAAAGCAGTTTTATAGTGGCGCCAACATGCAAACTTGTCTTGGACTGGAATAGTCGCATTTATACTACAAACTTCTTTATCTTTTGTATAAAAACATTCATGTTTACTAAAGCAGTTACTTACAGGATAATTAATACCAGTTACTTTCTTAATAAAAAGGTCAGGGCGATAAGGAATTGTTCCTGAATAGATACATCGGCAATATGGACATTTACTACTACCGCTATATTTTTCATATTTCTTATTTGTGGATAGGTCAAGTAAAAGAGATTTGTAGTCAAACTTGTGGCCACATGGAAGTGTAATAGCATTATTGTCTATAATTTGACCAGAAATCGGACACAACTCGTTCTCATGCGATTGTTCCAGACTGTCATCGTTCAAGATTTCATTAAATAAATTCTGTGCCTCAAGAATTGATAAATTTGCTTTAGTTAGAAACATTTTACACTTTTAATTTTCAACTAAAAAGTCTTTATGTTTATTAACGAGAATGTCGAAGAATCTATGGGGACCCGCAACATGGACATTATTTCACACACTTGCTACAAAGATAATAGATAGCGAGTTTCAAAAGGAAAAAGCAAGACTTATAGAACTTATACACGAAATTTGTGGATGTATTCCATGCCCAGAATGTAGATCACATGCTCTTAGCAATTTAAAAAACGCACGCATGAATCTAATAAATACAAAGCAACACCTAATTGACTTCCTTTTTGAATTCCATAATAGAGTCAATCAACAAACACGAAAGCAAATTGCTTCCAAAGATATTTTGGAGAAATATACAAAACTAAATACGCGTGAAGTAGTTAACAATTTTTGTATGATTTACTCATTGAATAGCAAGATTTCAAAACTAATGTCTGATAATTTTGCTCGTCAAATACTGATTAAACGGATGGTTAGTTATTTTAATGACCACGGCAAATCATATTCTTTATAAATTTTTAATTAGCTTTCCATTCTTATAAACAGCACACTTAAAAGTTTGCTTACTTGGTCTAGAACATGTCTCACCGTTTGACACCTCTTCAAAATAAAGAAGCTGTGGATTACCGGATGCCTTTATTATCCCATACCATAAACCGCCAAGTAGTAAGCCAAATACTAACCCCAACACTACTCCTAATGTGGTAGAACATAAATTTGTAATTTTAGAAATAGCATCTAACCCAATTAAGCATAATAAAGCTATTATAATGCCATAGTTCATGGTTCCACCAAACACCATAGGCAAATACATATAGGCTAATGTGAAAGCAAGAAATACACTATTCCAAGATGGACTATTATATGCATTAAGAGAGAATGGCCATTCAATAATACTACAACCAATGGACCTCTTAGGATTCGACGGGCTCTTTATAACATTCATGAATAAAGCATTAAGAACAAACGCAAGCATTACGCCTGCCATAAAAATTAATCCTTTGATATTTTTATTAAGGATTGATGCTGATATAAGAAAAAAACCTACTAAAAGAGGCGATATAGCTCCTAAGAATTGAATCATATTTGTAAAAGTCAATTGCATTGCCATATTATCCTATAATTTGAATACATATTATTTATGTATTAGATTATACTACCGCTAAGGCTATAGCTTCATGAATATCTTTAATTGCGTTAAACTTAATCCCATCTAATATCTTCTTAGGACCATAAGTTTCTTGGATTCTATCAAAATCTTTTTGATTCTCTTCCGGGTATAGGAAATGTTTTGCGCCTGCTTTTATGCCTCCAATAATTTTTTGCTCCAGTCCACCAATTGCTGTAACTAAACCACTAAGACAAATCTCTCCTGTAATAGCTAGATCGTATTTGATAGGTTTTTTTGAAAGCAAACTATACATTGCTATAGTAATAGCGGTTCCGGCTGATGGTCCATCTTTCTTCATAGCACCTTCAGGAACATGAATATGAATACCTGACTTAAACGGAGCATCCTTGCTTGATTTAGCTAGACTATATAGTGCTTCTTTAGATAAAAGTTTAAGAGCAAGAGTTTTAGCAACTTGCATGCTTTCCTTCATGACATCACCCTGCATACCTGTAAGTTGTAAGTCAAACATATTCGTTGAGGGAACAAAAGCAGCTTCTATTGGTAAAACACCTCCCTTTCCTAAGGCATTTGCGTATAGACCATTAATAATACCTACAGTAGGTGCTTTCCGCTGAATACAATAAGGTCTCAATTCATCACGGTCTTTCAAATAATTTAGCCTAACATCATCTATAGTTACATTTAATGGAATATTATGAGACTTCTCATTTCTTAGACAAGAAAGATTGATTTCACCTACAATTTCAAACAAGAGCTCTTTTAACTTTCGAACACCAGGTTCGTTTGTATAATGTTCAATAATATACTTAATGACATCGTTGTTAAAAGAAATTGTTCCAATTAATCCCATTTTTTCTAAAACTTCAGGAATCAAATATTTATCAGCAATAGTTAGTTTATCATCTATTGTGAGAGCGTCAAACTTTACTCGGTGGATACGGTCAAGCAGGATTCTATCAATGGCCTCTACATCGTTGTAGCTGAAAATAAAAAGAGCTTTGGATAAATCAAGGTCAATTCCGTTAAAATATTTATCTTGAAAGGCATCGTTCTGAGTAGGGTCAATAAGATGTGTTAAAATACCAATTATCTCACGTCCATGTTCAGTCCTACTTACTTTATCAAGTTCGTCTATAAAAATAATAGGATTCATACATTTCTTTTCCATCAAGATATCAACAATTCTACCCCATGTAGAGGCAACATATGTGTAGTTATGACCTTCTAAAGTAGACCCATTAGTACCACCGCCTATGGCAATAAATGTAAATGGTCTTGGCGTCAAGTCTGTATCTAATAAGCAGTGGGCAATACCTTTTTTAGCAAGAGATGTTTTACCTACACCTGGCGGGCCTTCAAAACCAAAGCAGTAGCCTGATTGTTGGCCATTTACCCATTGTCCTATAATGCGTTCTACTTGTCTCTTTGCCCTCTTATGTCCATGAACAGCTTTGGTAAGTGTATTATGAACGTCTAATATGAATTCTTCTACTTTTTTGTTATTAGTGTCTACAAAACAAACATCTTTTTCAAGACTTTGAAAGACAGATATGCCCCCAATACTCCCGCTTAGTCCTAAAAAATCTAATAAACTAATAATTACATTGGAACTATGTTGTTCAAGAAAACTTTGAATCCCATCCTCCATTTCAGAAATAGATTTGCCACTATGCGGAATTTTACGAACTTTAAGACTAGATTTAGACTTTGTGAATTGGTTAATTTTATAAATGAGTTCAGATAAATCATTCCTATTATGGTGGTCTTGAACATATTTTTTCAAAACTGTCATAAGCGTATTTAACATTTCAGTATCATATTTTTCTTTAAGTCCCAATGTGTATTGTTTGACCTCCATGCCTGTATATTGAGGCTTATCAGGAATATCTTTCACTAGTTCTGCTATTGGACTATGTTTGATTCGTGTTATTAACTCAACAAATCTGGAACACGTATCTTCAATAAGGCTAAGAACCGGTTCTTTTCTATAAACACCAAATGGTATTTTAAGTAAACCGTCTAAGTATTGCCTTGCTTTGCTTCCAGAATCTTCATTCTTGTTTTTGACCTCTTTTAATTTCTGCATAGCCTTTTCTTTTACCACATCTGATATTTTCATGAGGCAAATCTGTTGCTCTAATGGTATTTTGTTAGAATCAAAGTTAGTAAGATGATTTGTATAACTTTGTGTGTTTTTCAAGGCATCTTTAAAGAATCCCTTTGCCTTAGTAGGAAGACTATCAAATATTTCAGTTTGTTCTTGCGTATCAATACTATTATTAGTGTCTGAAGATAATA